TGCAGACTACGAGCGCACAGATCTTCGTGCAAGCTTTGATGCTTGGAAGAAAATTTTCTTTGCAGGTCACCCATTAGTAGCAGATGAGCTATCTAAGGGTAGCCAAAAGGCTATTGATCGTTTGAAGACTTTGGATGAACTAACTCAGATGTTAAATTCAAAGCCTGGGGTTATGCCAAAGACTGAGAAAGTTTTATCTCAAATGGTTGCTCTATACCAAAACTATAAGAACAATCGAGCAGAATATGATCAATTTGGTGGCAGTGAATTCTTAATTAAAGAATTAAAAGCAGACACATTATTAAAGATGCAAGAATTTGCAAAATTTAATGAAAACACCAAAGCAGCATATGACACTATTTTCGGAACACTACTGGGAGACTAACAGATGGCTAAAACGGTAGCACAGCTACAAGCTGAATATGCCAAGATTACGGAAGAAAACCGTAAGGCATATGATGAGCTCACAGGTTATGGTAAAAGTATTTATTCTTGGCAGAAGCAATACGATAAATTAACTTCTAAAAAGAATTTAAGTGATTCTGAAAAAGCAAAACTTGAAGAATATAGACCTAAATTTGAAGCAGCCAACGCTCAATATAAGAAAACTCAGGAAGCTAAAAACGCTTTAAAGAAAGAACTTGAAGCTGCAAAAAAGGCTGAACAAGATAAGAAAGAAGCGGAAGCTAAACAAAAATCTGCTAAATCTGTCTATGATGAAGCTGTAAGAGAGTACAATAAAGCAGAAGCAGCCATTGGTGGATACAAAGGCGAAGAAGGATATACTGCTGCCTACAATAAATTAAAAGCAGCAGCAGACGCTTTAACTGCTGCAGGTGGAAAGCCAAAAGCATTACCTACACCAAAGGTTGCCATTCCTGTAAAGGAAAGCGCTGAAGGAGCTACCGGCGAAACTGAAGGTCAAGTTCCTGGTATTACTACTACAAGCGAAGCTATTCGTTTTTTAACTGATCCTAACAACAAAGAAGCACTAATTGCAGCGCAGAAAGCGCTTGTTAGATTTGGTTACAAAGGTAATACTGCAGGTAATCCAGATGCTACATTTACTAAGTATCTTGTTCAAGCTGGCGAAGAATACAGAAGTTTACCTGAAGCGTGGCGACCTGGTTCATTATTAGACTATATCCAGAATCCACTTAGCGCAGCACAAGGTGCGCCTGGTGCTGGTGCTGGTGGACCACAAGTAACTGCATATCCTGATATAACTAATAAACAAGATGGTCGAATTACCATCAATAAATATTTTCAGGATAAGTTTGGCCGTGATGCTACAACTCAAGAATTTGAAGAAGCATACGCTAAAATTATTGGTGAACAAAAAGCCAAGCCAAGAAAACAGACTATTACAACCAACGCCAAAGGCGAGAAAGTTGTTTCGTCTGAAGGTGGCACAAACACCGAACAAATCTTAAATAACTTTGTTGGCTCAAAGCCAAAGTTAAAAGAAGAAGCTGCAACCTATGAAGCGTCAGATGCTAAAGTTTTACAGCGTCAAAAAGATAAGAAAGAATATGACAAGGCGTTGGCTCTTGCAGGTGATGACCCTGCAAAGATTGCAGCGTTAAATGCTTCTACCGCTTATGGTCGTAGCATCCAGTCAATACAGAACAAGATTGCTCGTCTATTTCTTGAAGCCGGTGGCACCAAATTAACTGATGCTGAATTAGCAAGTTTAGCCAAAGAAGCAATTGATACTGCTGTAGATACGGATGCAGAATCTTTGACTGCATTTATTAATAGCAAAATAAAGTTTGGCAAAAATGTGGAAGGCCGTTATACCGGTGTTGCTGGTCAAAATTTTGACACTTTAGCAAAGGTAGCAACCGCTAATGGGTTAGACCTTGAGAAAGCATTTGGTGCTCAATTACCTGATTGGCTTAACGCTATTAATAAAGGTGAATCTATTGACACCTATAAGAGAATTATCCGCGATGTAGCCAAGATTGGTATGCCTGAAAAGGTGGCTAAGTTAATTGACCAAGGCGTAGACCTATCAACTATCTATGCTCCATATAAGAATATTATGGCATCTACTTTGGAGATTAACCCACAAACTATTTCACTAGATGATCCAACGCTACGTAGTGCTATCACTGCAGATGCTGAAATTCCTATTTATGAGTTTGAACGTCAACTTCGTAACGATAATCGTTGGCAGTACACAAACCAAGCAAAAGAAGAAGTGTCTAACGCAACAATGAAAATCTTACAAGACTTCGGATTTATGGGGTAATGATGGCTAGAGCATACGAAACAGGTGGACCAACACCAGACCTTACTCCAGAAGAAATCAATGCATTAGTTCAAGCAGAATCATTACGTGCTGCACGTACAGGTTTAAACAATGCTTTAACAAATGCAGGTCTTGCTACAGATACATCAGGTGCTAAACCATTTACACAACCTATGACTATTGCAGGCGCAACACCTGCTCCAGCAGCACCAACTGCTGACCCATTAAAAAATAAGGCTGTTAAGCCTGACGCTCCTGATGGTTACCACTACACTTGGATTGGTGGAACTACTACAGGATCTTGGAAATTATATAAAAATGCACCAGGTGCACCAACTACAGGTGGTGGCGCGGGAGCAGGAACTGGTACTGGTGCTGGTACTGGTACTGGAACAGGAACTGCAACTACAAATTTAATTGCTAAACAAAATCAAGATGCTATTGATGCTGCTAACTTACAAGCACGTCAATCAGCCTATGATTTACTTTATGCACAGTTTAAACAATATGGCTTAGAGTCTTTGGTAGAAGGTATTAAGGACCTTATCAAGCAGAACGTATCTCCATCAGAATTTGCTATTCGTTTGCAAGATACAGAAGCCTATAAGAAGCGCTTTGCTGCTAACCAAGACCGTATTAAAGCAGGTCTAAAGGCGTTAACTCCAGCAGAGTATATCGGTCTTGAGGATCAGTACCAGAACATTATGCGTAACTATGGGCTACCTGCTTCATACTACACAAAAGATGCTATGGGTACTCAGGCTGGTTTCAATAAGTTTATTGCTAATGACGTATCAGCTGCAGAGTTAGAAGATCGTATTGCTACTGCACAAAAGCGTGTCATCAATGCAGACGTTAACGTAACTAATGCGTTGAAGCAGTTTTATCCAGATATTACTAATGCAGATATATTGGCATACACACTTGACCCAACAAACGCACTTGAGAATATCAAGCGTAAAGTTACTGCTGCAGAAATTGGTGGTGCTGCTCTTGGTCAAGGATTAGCAACTGGTGTATCTCGTGCAGAAGAACTTGCTAAGTATGGAATTACTAAAGCACAAGCACAACAAGGTTATGAAACCATTGGTGAGTTCCTACCTACTGCAGAGAAGTTAAGCGATATCTACGCTAACCAAGGACTTGGCGCTTATGATCAAGCAGTTGCAGAAGCAGAAGTGTTTGGAACTGCTGGTGCAGCAGAAGCTGCAAAGAAGCGTAAGAAATTATCAGCATTAGAACAAGCACAATTTGGTGGGCAAGCTGGAACCACACAAGGTGCACTAGATAGAGGCCGTCAAGGAGCCTTTTAATTAAAGCCTGCTAACGGAACTACCGGCCCGTTAGAGCGACATAAATTACCGGGAGTAGAAGCCATACTGCGTTCCCCAAACAGTATGCGGTCTGCGTCAAACATAGAATGGGAGATGGACTAATGTCCAATTACGACTACGAGGACGACGATGATGATTTTTCATCAGAGTCAAATAATGATCTCGTTAAACAACTGCGTAAGCAGCTAAAGCAAAGAGATAAAGAACTAAACGAGTTTAAGACTCAGTTTGATTCTCTTTCAAAAGCACAAAGAGAACGATCAATTAAGGATGTCCTCGAATCGCGTGGAGTAAATGGCAAAGTTGCCAAGTTTATTCCACAGGACTTAGACCCAACTGAGGAGTCTTTGTCTAAATGGCTTGAAGATAACGCTGACGTGTTCGGCTTTCAAGTCGAAGATAAACAACCAGTAGTTGATCCAGCTACTGCTAATGCCTATAAGAAGATGAATAGTGCTGTTGACCAAGGATTAACTCCTGATTCAACAGATGACATTATGCGTAAACTCTTATCGGCAAATAGCAAAGAAGAGCTGGACGAAGTAATTCGTAACTCTGGTCTCTAAACAACTCTAACCGAAAGGCACTAAAAGATGGCAGTTCCATCAGGTACGCTCACCGGTACCAGTGCGATCAGCAACCTCGTACAAACAGCTTATGATCAGTACGTCCGTATGGCGTTACGTTCTATTCCTGTTATGCGTGCTCTTGCTGACGTTAAGCCGGTGCAGCAAGCGATGCCAGGTTCATCAGTTGTATTCTCAATCTACTCAGATCTAGCTCAGGCTACATCTACATTGACAGAAACAACAGATGTATCTTCTATCGCTCTTGGTAACCCAAACCAGGTTACAGT